CAACCTCAAGTTGATTGAAGTCCATCTCCACAATTCGACCACCTTCAAACCTATATGTAAAGATCTGCTTGATAGGGTTGTTAGAAATGTTTTGCAAGTTATGATTAGTTGAAGACAAACGACCTGTGACAGTTGCTGTGTGATTCAACTTGCCATGTATGAAGTCTCCTATGATGTGCTTACTCAAGCCTTGCACATACGTAGATAGTTGCTTAGACAACTCACGATACTTCAACAACGCATTGATGATGCTAATAGCTCTTGGATCAAACGTATGCTTGAGCATGTCATTCAATACAGAATCATCAACAGACACTTGACCTGTCTTAGCTGATACCTTTTCTGGGTCAGGTGTGTACTTGATGAACGGCAACAGCTTGATCTCTTTGTCCATTAGCTTAGTCTTGACCTTGCCGTTTTTGTAGAAACCTACTTCTTCTTTGATTTTGACTTTCTTAGTGCCACCAAAGAAAAACTGTGACCACTGTTTAGGACTGTTAATGTCATCAACATGTCCTGTAGCTAAAGCTTCCAAGTTAAGTTTGACATCAACATACTCGTTAACAACTTCTAACGTGTAAGCATCAAGAGCTGGTCGATCAATGTGCAAACCATTGAACTGCATCTCTGTAGTTGCATGTAGAGCTTCCATCTGTGTCTCAATGAGAGTCAGTTGGCCTTGATCTACAGCACGCTGCCATTGCTTCTTAGCAATTTGCATGGTATTAATAACATCCTGTTCTAGATATGGAATCAATTCCTCTGGAGGAATCTTGTCCGAACCTAGACCTGCTTGGAAATACTTTTTGATAGTGTCGTCTTTGACTGGCAGTCCATACTTGATGGACAACTCGTCAAGGCTAGACCACTTGATCTGCTGAGCACTGAGAATGTACTCTGCTAGTTGTGTGTCCCAGATTTTGAATTGTTGTATGCGTTCCTTGAGCTTAGGATTCTTGTACAAGTACATCAAATCAAACGCTAGGTTATGCCCACAAAATAACATTTCAGGTGTACACGCATCTACAAAAGCTTCAAACACAGCTTCCGTGTATGTAGTCTGTGGTGAGTAATACGCAATGCCTTTGGTAATACCCCAAGCAATAACTCTGTTGTCCGGGTGCATAGGGTGAGCTAGTCCCACATCTTCATTGGCATTGAGAGTTGTCTCAACGTCAATAGCTACAAATGTTGGCATCGTGGTCATGGTTTTCCACGGTCCTTTCTTGGTTAAAACGGTAATGTCTCTTCAACGTATTCTTTGCCATACAAGATAGCTTGGAACACTGTGATTCTGTGTGACTTTTCCATCACGTTCAGGGACTTGCATACATGTGTTGCAAGCATGAACTTCTTAAAAAACTCCTCGTTGTCAGTGATAATAAAATTCATTGTTCCGTTTCTTAACGAAACAAACTCTTTGGGATAGGCTCTGCCTACAGCACCATCCTGTGTAAAGCCTACTTCGATACAGTCACCAACCAAGGTTTCTAAATCATCAGTAAGCAACAACACATCTTCGTCTGTGTCCGTTGGTGGTGGGCTGCAAGTAATCCTGCTACCAACATATTCCATTTTCACAACCTTATCTAAGAACGGATTCATAGGAAGTTCCTTTCTGTACAAACCTGCATACGCAGCACTATCAAACAAAGCGTCATACTCTTTACGAATCTTTGCGTCCATAGCTTTACGCTCCTCATCTGTAGACGTACTTGATAGGTACGTGTACGCACTAGCTCTGGGGTCTGACCAACCAAATCTGTATGTGCTCATAAATTTGTGATCATTCCACTGTTCGCTTGTAAACCGATACAACCTTTTACTTGTGCCTTTACCAACACACATTGTGTGAGTCTCAGTAATAGGATCATAAGTACTAGGCCACATAAGCCTTACATCACTACTCATACCTTGCTCTGATCGGATCAATAGTCACAAGATACTGACCATGACGCTCAGACTCCATTTGTTTAGATCCACCACCGGGCAACTTGTTCTTAGGAACATTAATTGTCCGGATCATTTCTTCTTCTGGTGACTTAGGTTCTTTGTACTTACCGATAGTGAGAACTGCATCAGCCTCACCTGGTTTGTCAGTCTTAGAACCACGTAGAGAATCAAGACCAATGAACGGAGGGTCTTTCAATTCCACAACACCAGCAGACAATTGTGATGCTGCAATAACTGGGCCATACGTTCTTGCAAGTTCACGTGCCCACTTGTACAACTTACCAAGCTTTAGATGCTCAGGCTCATCGCCTTTGACACCATCAACTTTGTCAAGCTGGTCAAAGATAATCAGTCCGGGGTTAACTTCTTTGAACAGTGTCTCAAGGTCACGCATGTTGTTGGTGTCCTTGGTTACACGGATCTTGTCCTTGTTGCCACCCATCATGGTTGTGTAGGTTTCCATAGCTGCTTTTGAGTCAGCAATGATTACCTTAGACTCTTGACCAAGTGTTGCTTGAACAATACGAAAGAACACAACAGAAGATTCTTCTTCGTTGTTGACCCATACGACAGGACGATCTGCTGGTAACTGTTGAGCTAGGTAACTTACTTCGCTTGCAAGGAATGTTGTCTTGCCTACTTCGACACGAGCAGCAACAATAATGAAATTGCCAGTGCGTAAAGGACCAAGGCTACGGTTAAGGGCATCAAGCCTCCACTCGTAGCCAGAACTAGTAATTCGATCAGCAATGCTAGACAAGTCAGCAGAAACAAAAAGCTCGTCTTTCTCAATGTAACGCTCCACGTCTTTCAACGCATTGGTTGCAAGGATGTGAACGTGCTCTAAATCACTTTCACCTTCTTTAACTTTCTCACATTCCTCCATGATCTTAGCAAGATAGTCCAACTCAATAAGAGTCTTGACTACTTCCTCATGAGCATGATGTGGTTCAAACGTCTTTGCTTTAGTAAGCGTCATGCGAAGCTTAACAATAGCATCGTCAGTCAATCGTTTGCTTTGATCTGCAATGAGATATGCAGAAAACGAATCCCAATTCAATACTGATATTGATGGGAATGTTTTGAAGTAACGTTCCATCCCGTCAAGGATGGTGTTTGTTTCTTTCATCACTACATGCGGCTTGATGTACCGCTTGTACTTAGCTAGGTTTTCTTTACTCTGCGAACAGAGGTAAAGCACGTCATAGTCCATTTGCTTCCTTTATAAAAACTTCTTCTCTAACTGTTCTGGTGTGAGATGCTTAGGCTCGTCATCGGAATGAATAGTCATCAGCTTCACATCAGAGGGCAGGAAGTGCCTCAATGTCTTTGACACCTTAGCTGCTCCCTTAACACCTGCTTCATCGGAGTCAAGCCAGATATAAATCTCACTGAATCCCATATCGTAAATTTGCATCAATGTTTTGTCTGTGATAGTTGTTCTTAGTAACGCCATAGAAGAGAAACCAGAATCACGAGACACACGATAAGCACTAAGGTAATCTTCAGTGATCACAAGAGTCTTGCTGCCGTTGTAAAACCAAGCAGCTTCGCCTTTTGTTTTGTTGTCGATGTAATACGTTGTGTACTTGGGTACTGCGTCAGGTACAAGATTACGCATTTGCCAACCAATAACCTCGTGATTAAGGTTACACAAAGCCATAGCTACTTTCTTTGGATTATCTTTGATGCCAGAAAATCGTTTGTTTGTTGTTGTGCAGTGGTTTTCAAGCAGCCACATCTTGCCTTCTATGCTCAATGGTTCTAGCTCTGGTTTCTGTTGTATTTTTACAACACTCTCAGATTTCTTGTGTACCCACGTACCTAGCCTAGCTTCGCCATCTTTGGCAAAGCCTGACTCGTTGCAGTGATGACAGTAGGCCACAAGACCTTTGTCTGTACGCTTGATGTACAAGCGTTTCTTTTTGTCTTCACCTGCTTCGCAGCCTGTGTGGTTGACATGCACCTGTTCTCCTGTTACGGACGGAGCATTAGCTAAAATAAGTTTGCGATCAATCATGTTGTTTTTTAAAACTCAAAATAGAAAGCTCTCCCGTAGGAGAGCCTTGTGGTTTTGAGGTTTAAGCGTTCTTACCGTACACCTTGGTGTATAGCTCGTCAGCAACCTTACGTTGTGTGTCATTGAGTTTGTTGAGATACACAAGAGCAAATGCTTGCTTCAATGTGCAACCTGCTTGAACTTTGCGACAGATACTGAACAAAGCACGAGGAGACATTGTTAAGCTGAACTGACTGGCTTTGTAGCCTGTACGAATCAGATTAGCAAGTTTGACAAGCTCTTTGACTGCTTTGCCATTGATCTCTTTGAACTTGTTCTTGAGCATCGTTTCCTCAATGTCTGGTCGCAAGTAGTCAATGTAGACTGCTGTACCAAAGCG